CTTGAACGATGTCAATCATCTCTTTTGTGATTTCAACTTTAGCAGCTTTTGAGTTCAACCCACAAGCACCTAAGGCAAAGACTGATGTAAGCACCAGCCCTGTTGTTACTAAGTTTTTCATTATGCAACCTCCGCAAATTCAATTGCTGTTTTCAAAGCATTCGTCTTACGTAACTGGTTTCCACCGAACCAAGACGAATATAAACGATTATCTTCATTACGACCCTGAACGTGATCAGTAATGTATGTGATGGAATTAAATGCCTGCCACCAGGAACCCTCGGCGTATTCAGCACCAGGTTGTGATTCCAGAACATCGTATGCTGCTTTAGCATTACGTGAAAGTGTTTCAACACTTAAACCTTTTCCTTGAGTACGCTTATCAGCGGTACGTGGGAAAACAGTATTGAGATACTCAATGTAGGAGTCTTGAGTGAAACGCTTGTTACCAAGAAACTGTGCAGCTTCTTTGTAGTTAGCCAGCTTTTCGGTAGCGACACCAAGAGCCTTTTTGACTTCAATAGCATCGAACTCAACACGGTGACCAACCTTTACAGATTGTTCAGACTTCATACCGAGTGATAGTGAAAGAGTATTGTTACACACAACACGGATGGGAGTAAAACGAACATCAATCGCTTTACCATATTGATGTGGATTTGAGAAAAGAAGATATGAATCAACTTTATCGCCACCAAAGAGTTCGAATGAATCT